GTTCGAGACTTTCTATACAAAGAACATTCTTTTAAACGAAGGTATGAGAGCATGGATGTCATCAGTTGACCAACCTCACGAGAACTTCGTGTTCCCAGAGGAAGTATTACCTCGTGGTAACGCATTGTAATTCATAATAAAATCTGATATAATAAGGGGGTATTGATTACCCTCTTTTTTTATGTTAACTATATTTGCAATTGCATTAATTTGTATTATAATTACAGTAGTAACCATTTTCCGTTATGATCCGCACAGATAACATAGAACACTCTGAATATTGGTACGATTACACTCGTAATGATCCTGATGCAGAGAATCCATTCACAGATGCTTTTGATTATATGATGGCAGAAACAGTCGTTAATGGATCACCGCAACCAATTGTTGCAGACATAGATGATATGTATTCACATCACTTTGTAGATGATACAATGATGGGAACTGTAAGTGTAGGTGTTACTGATTCATATGATTTCATGTATCCTTATACTATGACTGGTTCATTCTCATCACAGATGAGACAGGAAATTAAAGACATAATAAATGAAGTCCTAGATGAAAGAGAGTTAAATAAAAAACTAGAAGGTCCTTATGATTTCCCAGAAGAATGAACAACTACGCAATAGAAATTTTATTTTGGACTATACTAGGAGTCTATCTTCTAGCAAAGTCAGGAGCATTTAAGAAATGAAATGAATCTGTATGATTACAATGGGTTTGACCCAGACTATAAAAATTTCTTTGGAAGGTTTACTAATCCAAAAGATTATTCAGTAATAGAACTAGGTTGTGGTAATGGTTCTCTATCATATTACATTGAGCAATTAGGTTTTGATGTAACAGGAACAGACATTAAAAACGATCTAGAATATTTTATTACTAATTTTAAGATAGATGATTCTCTCAACTCTAGATTGGATAGAAAATATGATTTTATAATAGACAGAGGACTCATACATAATCTTATTCGTGAAGAGACTGTTGACAATTACTTCAATATGATTGATAATATTACACATGATGATAGTGTTATACTATTAAAAGTGTTGAGTCCTTATGAACTTAGATGCAATCCTCACTTCGATCAACCCAACGGTCCTTACCGTTTCAGAGAAGAGGAACTAGAAAATCTCTACACAGACAACGGTTTTAGATGTTCTGCGTTAAAGGATACATACTTTTATGGTAATGCAGAACCACAACTTAGAGCATACTTTAGTCTTTATGAAAAATAGTATTTGGAAAAATTATATAGAAGCTCTCTATGAAACCTTCCCTGATTTAGTATGGTCTGAGACATGGGCAGACTGGGATGCAAAAGGTGCTACATTAAAAGCAGACATTCGTAAGAGTAAACAGTTTATAAAAGCAAGAGAAGTATTGATACAAGATAAAAGATCTGACATCTATAATAATATATTGTATCCTAAGACAGGTGCAAACTTACCTTGTTTTGGTATGGACTTGATGAAATTTAGTGAGAAGAAAGTAATAATAGTATTTGATTTCCAACATCCTAAAGAAAACTTTCTGTATTCTGTAGAGGGATTACCAAAAGACGATGGTAAGTACAGGTTCTTTGAGATGGGTAATCATTTTTCTGAGAATATATTTGTTCGCTATTGTAAACCAGAAGAGGTAGATAATTATTTGACAATGTTTAAATTATATCTAAGAAATTATAAAGAGATGCTTGACTTCTGGAAACCAGAAGGAGAGGATACTACAGAGTATAAAGACTTTGATACATACATGACAAAGTTAGATCCAGTTAGAGGATACCTCAAAGCAAAATTTGGTGAAGAAAAATCAGACACCTTTGTTAAAAATTATCTATTCAGTTACTCATGACTATCGCACAAACAAATACACTCTGGGAAATCAAAGTACATAAGATTCATATTAAAGAGTGGGCATCGGTAAAGGATGAGATACTCGGAATGGTTCCTTGGGATAATAAAAAGAAACAACAACCACAAATTACTTGGACTGACTATCATATACAAGGAGGAGACTATGCTGAACACCATGAAGTGAACAATAAGTATGAACCAAAGTTCTTGTCTGTGATAAAACCATACCTTAATTTATTTTTACAGGAATCTGATTATAAATTTTGCGATATAAGTAGATGTTGGTTACAAAGATATGCTAAAGGTGACTATCATGCTCCTCATGATCACGGACCTACTGGTTATGCATGTGTGTTCTATGCTGAGATGGATCCAGAAGTGCATGGTTCTACTGAGTTCCTACAACCTTGGTCTAGTTTAGATGGTGGAAAAGGTATTCAATCTGTTCAAGTTGAAGAAGGAGATCTTGTACTCTTCCCATGTAACTTATTTCACATGGCTCCTCCTCATCAAAGTCCTGATAAGTTTCGCACTATCATTGCATTTAATCTTTATTGATGACGATTAAATTATATCCACCTGAGTTTTTATTTCCTACAAAGATACTTACATCAGAGGATACAAAGTTTAGTGCCTACAGAGATGACATGATCCAATGGATGATAGATTACTCATATAAACATGAAACTGTTGGTAAAAGTAATCAGGGTGGTTACCAAAGTCCTGATCAATTTTACTTGGAAGAATCATTTGCTCCTTACTTAAATAATATATCAGAGCATATGATCTCTACAATAGAGGAATATGTTAGAGATGATCTGTCATCTTTACATGTAGATGATCTAAGGTTATCTAACATGTGGTTTAACTTTAACTATGAGAACTGTTACAATGTACAACACACTCATCCTGGTTGTGTATTGTCTGGAGTTCTTTGGATACAAACTCCAGAAGATCAACCAATTACATTCTCTTGTTATGATGAGTTCTCTCGTGCCACTTATGAAAACCGCACTAACGAATCATTCGCACCTAAAGAAGGACAGTTACTTTTATTTCCTGCACACCTACCACATAGAGTGGACATAAATCGTAGTAAGAATACAAGAATTTCTATCTCATTTAATATAGTAAGAACATGAAGATTGTAGATAACTATTTGCCACAGGATTACTTTGAGCATTTAAAGACAACGATACTAGGACATAATTTTCCTTGGTTGTATGAAGCAGAGGTTGCTAATGTAGGTGAGAATCAAGACGAACATTTTTATTTTACTCATAGAATATATGAGAACTATCAACCTACTAGTTCTTTCTTTCAAGAGTGCGTACCTTTATTTGAACAGATGGGGATGGATGCTATTGTCAGAGCAAGAGCATTATTATATACGAATCAAGGTAAACAAATCGTACATGAAAAACATACCGATTATAATTTCCCACATAAAACTATTGTATTCTATATGAATACTAATAATGGATACACTGAGTTTGAAGATGGCACTAAAGTAGAGAGTGTAGAAAATAGAATAGTATTTTTTGATGGATCAATACCGCACAATAGTTCTACATGCACAGATCAAAAGGCAAGAGCAGTAATATCCATTAATTATTTCTAATAAATAACTCAGAAGCGTCTGTCTAGATAATGCCCACAGCAATAAAACCAAAACGAAGTACGACGGTTGGACAGATACCAGGTCTGTCCGATCTCCAAGATGGAGAACTGGCGATTAATATTGTAGACCAAAAAATCTACATTAGAAGTGGCGATAACATTGAGACTGTTGCATCAGCAGCAACAGGTGCGGTTCCAGTTTGGACATTATTAAGCACTAGCGGTCAAATGACAGTCAATAAACGCTATGTTATTGACACATCATCAGCAGAATTAACATTTGCTATGCCCACTGTTGGTTTATCCATCGGTGATAGTATAGAAATACACGATGCTGCGAACACATGGGCTATAAATAATGTTATTATTACTGACGCTGTGAACAAATTTAGAGATGCAATAGGAAATTTGGAGTCACCTCCATTGATTTTAGATGTCGCCTCTATCACTGTTATGCTTTTATGGAACGGATCTTATTGGAACATCATTAGCTAATGGCACTTACTCTAAGCAACCAACACTACCAACCCAAAGACTCTAAAGGATACTTCGTGTATGCTTTGAGAAGAGATGCAGATCATATGCTACATCTCACTAAGGTAAGTACCGCATCAACAACTGAAACTTTTGAACCTTTTAGATTAGATGGAACACAAGTTGAAGGGTTCGGTGATTATCAAGATTATGTGGAAGAAACTACTGAACAAAAATCAGCAAGCAACAATCCACAAGATAAATATCAACAGATTCGTTTCGATAGACGAAGCATTAATTATTTCCTAGACGCTGAAGGATACCTTGTCCTACAAGTCAACGGATCCCACTCATACTCAGGACCTGTATAGAGATTACTAACAATGGCAGAATTTAGACTTGGCAGACTAAAGTTTAACTGGCGTAATGCATGGACTGGTTCCACTGCATATGTCATAGATGACATCGTGAGATTCGGTGCGAACTCTTATGTCTGTGTGGGCAACCATACCTCACAAGCCTTAGCGGCTAACTTTACATCAGATGCTGCCTACTGGCAACTTCATACGAGTGGTTTTGATTATCAAAACGATTGGACTCCTAGCACAGCTTATGTTCCAGACGATATCGTAAAAGAAGGCGGTAACTTATACATTTGTACAAACCAACATACATCTACAGGTGTAACAAGTAGTTGGTATTCTAGTGACTTCCCTGCAAACTGGGAACTATTCCAAGAAGGACTTAACTTTGTTGGTACATACACAACTAATACTTACTATGGTATTAACGATGTTATTACCTATGGAGCAAGAAGATATCGTACTATAGTACCATTCCAATCACCTGCTGATCAGACTGCCACTGGTGCAGGTAATACATCTCAACATGACTTACTGGGTATTGGGTCAGATAAATTCTTCCCACCAGAGCAAAACTTTGCAGCATTTGATAACGGATATGTAAATGAAGGTTCATATATTGACACTACAAGATATCAAAGAGGTGACATTGTTGAGTATAAAGGTTCAACATATGTTGCTATCAGTACAAACCCATATGGATTCCAACCTAACGAGAGTGAAAATGATTGGAAGTTCCTTAACTTAGGTATCGGTACAGGTGGTAACGATGCATGGGATCAGACATCACAATATTCTAAAGGTGAGCTTGTAAGATTTGGTGGTAACACATATCAAGCTGACATATTAAAAATCGAAGCATTCCAAAGACCAACAGGTATAGGTAGCACCACATTTGACAAAGGTGTTAATGGTTGGTCACTATTACATAAAGGATTTAATTGGACAGGTACTTACACTACCTCCACATACTATGAGATAGGTGACATCGCTGAGTTCCAATCATCAGCATACATCTCAGTTGCTTCTACCAATGTAGGAACAACACCAGGTAGTGACTCTACTATATGGCAAGCATTTGCTATCGGAGATAGTTCAGCACTACTAACAACTAAAGGTGACTTACTTACTAGAAATGGTACAGGTCCTACAAGACAGGGTATCGGTACTCAAGGTGCTGTATTAAAAGTTAGTTCAAGTGATGAGATAGAATGGAACTTCTCTGGTAAATTAACTAAGACATATTATGTTGACTCTGAATTAGGTAATAACAATAACTTAGGAGAGACACCTGATAGTTCATTCAAAACTATTAGTTATGCATCAACATCAACCAACCCTACAAGAGATATTAGTACAGCAACATATGATGCAACAACTGGTATCACAACTATAACTGCTGCTAATCACGGATTATTTGCAGGACAAGAAATCAAACTAGTTGGTTTGATGTTCACTTGTAACTACGGTCTATCAACTACATTCCCATCAGGTGCTGAGGGTTACTACTTCAATGTAGAATCAATCACCGACTCTAATACATTTGTAACTCGTGTAGGTCCTTCAACTATCGCACACGAATATGTGAGTGGTGGTGTTATGACTAACGCAGCTCCAGTTATCTTGAAACTATCTGCAGGTACATTTAAAGAAACATTACCAATAACACTTGGTAAAAACTTCTCTATTGCAGGAGATGTTCTTAGAGGTACTACAGTTGAACCTGCTGCAGGTTTAGGAACTGACGGTGTTACACCGAACAATCGTTCAACAATGTTCTTTGTATCTGACGCTACAACGATCCAGTCAATTACCATGAAGGGATTGAAAGGATTTGATTACGATGTCAACGATGCATTTAATACAGATAAGATGCAACACAAAGTTGGTGTTGGAACTACTGCTTGTGGTGTTTACATTAGACTTAACCCTAACGAATCTATCTTAACAAGATCTCCTTACATGAAGGATTGTACTACCTTCTCTGATGTTGCCAACGATGGCACAGGTCATGGTGGTGCGATAGGTATTCTAATAGAGGGTGGACGACATCATAAGAACCCAGAAGGAAAAGGTTATAAGTCAATGGTGTTTGACGCATTCACCAACATTAACTCAGGTGGTATCGGATTCATGTTAGAAGACGATGCAGTTGCTGAGGTTGTGTCTTGCTTCACTTACTACTGTGCTTTCGGTTACTTCTCTGATGATGGATCTGAAATTAGATCACTCTCTGGTAACAACTCTTACGGTACTTACGGTGCTGTTGCTGCAGGATTCTCTACTCATGAGACTGCAAGACCAGGTAAGTTGTTCGGTGACAAGATGGAGTTACAGGCAGGTACAGTTGTAGGAACAATTGCTGTTGGTGCTACTATGCGTGGTACTGAATCAGGTGCTAGAGCAACTGTAACTAACGATCAGTCTTCTGCTGACGCTATCTACTTCAAGTATGTTACAGGATTTGGTAACACTGGATCAAACCCAGTGAACGCAGCAGTCGGTGTTGGTAGTACAGTATTCAAACCTGGCGAGAACATAGAACTTGATTCTGTCGGTGCAGGTGGTACAGGTTATATGAGGATTGCCTCTGCTTCAAACTCTGTTACAGGTCAGAAAGATATTCTACTAGAGGTTGCAGGATTAACAACTGCACCAACAGTCGGTGACGCAGTTGGATTTACCACAATTGGTATGGGTCAATCTGATACTAGTTCATACATTGTTAGAACACAAACTAACTTTGTCGAACCAACTAAGGTAACTGTATACGATGCATTGTATACACCTCAGTCTGGTATCATGACAGTCTTCACTGTTGAGTCACACGGATTATCATTCGGAGACTTTGTACAAGTTAAGACTGGATCACTAGCATTCATATGTCCTGCAGGTGGAACCGCAATCGCACAGTCATCTGCTTATCCAAGAGCAACTGACCCAATCGCAGGAAACCCAATTCAAATCTCTGGTGTAGGTAATACATTCTTCGAGATACAGACATTAAATACTAAGACTATCGGTAACGGTAGAGATACAGAAAATGTACCATCAACTTCTGTTGGTGTTCATACATACATCGGTTCACCTGGCGGTATCGGTAAGACTGCATATCAAGCAATCACTCTTGGTGATGGTAGAGCAACAGTTTCTATCGCACCAGGCAAGGGAACTGCACCTGTCATAGGTAATGACAATCAGGCATTTAATATGAGGAGTAAGTTCTCCAAGATTAGATTGACTGGTCATGACTTCCTATTAATAGGAACAGGTAACACTACTGCAACTACATATCCAAATGTAAATGAGAACACTGCTTCTCAAGGTAACGAAACAAATGTGGTCGCACCTGGTAGAATCTTCTTTGTATCAACAGACCAAGGAGGTAACTTCAGAGTTGGAGAATACTTCTCAGTTAACCAGTTAACTGGTGCTGCTACCTTGGACGCTTCCGCATTCAACCTTTCTGGTTTGACAGAATTGAAACTGGGTGCTATCGGTGGACAGATCGGTGAATCTATCGCTGAGTTCTCATCTGATGAGACAATGGGAGGAGATTCAAACGGTGCATGTCCAACTGAGAAAGCAGTTCGTGGATTCCTCACAAGAGGTAAGATGGACAACACCTCTGGAATGTTAGTTCCACCAAGAGGTCAACAAGCAGCAAGACCAACAGGTGTTGACTTAATAGAAGGTGGTATCCGTTATGATACTGACGCAAACGCAATTGAATTCTATAACGGTGCTCAATGGTTACCATTAGGAGCATACGCATCAGTAGATGCAACTTCTGGAGTAACTCTTTCAAACAAACAACAAGTATTTGCCAACACATCAAGTGGTGGATTCACTGTTACCCTACCTGGATCTCCAGTTAAAGGAGATAGCGTTAGAATCTTTGATGTCGCCAAGACATTTGACTCAAACGCATTAACAGTTGGTAGAAACGGTAACCCAATCATGGGTGATACTTCTGATCTAACAATCAATACTGAAGGTGCTGCCTTTGAACTTGTGTTCTACGATGGAACTCAAGGTTGGAGAATCATTACAGTTTAATTCTTACGGGAGTCCTAGACTCCCTTTTGTCATATTTTTTCTAAATACTAATACCATAGAGTATAACAAATGGCTGACTATCAAACTTATAAAAAAATTAACGGTACTAATGCCCTGATAGATGGTAGTGTCCCTTCAACTAAGACGACTGGATTGTCAACTGCGGTTGTAAGACAAAACTATTACTATGATTGCTGTTACTGGGATCCTGAGAATGGTGGTTGCTGTTTTCTATGGACTGTCCCTTCAAATGTCTCTACTATAAAATTTGAGATGGTAAGTGGAGGAGGATCTGGAGGTCCAGGTCGTTGTTGTTCATCAGGATATAACCCAGGTGGATCAGGAGCATACGGTATTAAGACATTATATTCACATACAGGAGACTTTACACCAGGATCATCACAATATACTATCTGTGCTGCAGCATCAACAAGATGTTCTTGTTGTGGATGTTGTGTAGGTAGAACTGGTTGTGGATTCTGTGGATGTACAACTTATGTTCAAGGTCCAGGTTTAAATAACTTCTGTGCAACAGGTGGATCATGGGGTCACCATAAATGTGGATCATGGTGTTATACTTGTAAGATGCAGACACAGTGTAACTGGTGTCGTAATGAGGTACAGGGTTGTGTTTGTGGTAACTGGGACTTCGCTCTCGGTGGAATCAACGGTTCAGACTCTGCTAACCAGTACTGTAACACTGAGCACTACCCACAAACAGGTGCAGTACCAGGTCCTTGGGGTGCATCATTCGTTAGAGGTCGTGCAAAATGTGGTTCTGGTAACACTGTTGGTTGTTGCTACGGTCACGCACTATTCCCAGGCGGTGGTGGATTTACTGCAGGTACTGAAGGATCTAACTGTTGGGGAAGTTTCGGTGCAGGTGGACTAGTTGTTGTAACATACTGGTCATAATATAAATAACAAATGAGAGAGAACACTCGAACAAACAATGGCTACACAAGTAAATAAAACATTTATCTTTCCAGTACCAACACAATGGTTGGGACAGGATCAAGATGATGCAAACGCAGGAGTTGCAACATACATCGGACCTAAAAATCTAAAGGTCTGGTTAGAGTATGATACAGATGGAGTGACAAAAACAGATAAGATTGTGGATACAGTTGACCCAACAAGGTCAGACTATCCTGATCCATTACCTGCTAACATATATGCAGTTGATCTAGATGCAGACTTGTATCCAGAAACTGCTGCTGCATTGTATGGTGGTATCGCAGGTCCTTTACATATAGAAGTGGTAGCAGGTCCTTCATCAGACCCTAACCCTTATATTGAAGATCCCGCACACTTCTCAGAAGTATATGACATGTGTAGTTTTGGTTGGGATCCAACTCTAAACTCTGGTGCAGGTGGATGGAAGACTCCAATATATTCACATGAAATTGATGATGTAGAGAAAAGTGATACAACATTTGGTTGGGATTGGGTAAGAAGAATTAGAAACAACATGCTAACAGCATGTGACAATAGAGTTCCTGCAGATGCTGTAGACACAGCATTCGCACAAACTTGGAAGGATTATCGTCAGAAGTTAAGAGATCTTCCTTCTGATTGGGTAGGAGTAGGTACTGCAACACACTTGATAGTGTGGCCAAGAGATCCTGACATGGTAGTTAAGGACGCAGAAGTTAAAGCAAATAAAGAAGACTCTTCTTTAACTCCAGATGATCCTAACTACTATGGTGGTGTCATAGCAAACGAAAACCCTGATGTCTAAAACAAAATTGACTTTTTAGTTACAAGATTCTGGGAAAATTTTTTCCAGAATTTTTTTGACCCTTAAGATTTTTTCAAGATGCAAGACCATGTGAATTATGAAGTAAATAGAACTGGATCAGAGTTTGATCCAATTAAATACTTCAAGATGTTTGACCTAAGCGATGACTTAGAAGTAAAGGTTCTAAAAGATATAGGACCTCAAAAGAAATCAGTAGTAGTAATAGATAATTTTTATAAAGATCCTGATTCTGTAAGACAGTTGTGCTTGGATTCTCATAAGAGAAATGATCCTGGTCTGCTGTCTTATTTGCCAGGAGAAAGAGTTTATCTTGAAACCACAGCAGTAAAACAAAAGATTAAACATATCTTTGATGATTTATGTTTTGACACAGATATATGGAGTGGTGGAGAGTGGCAAAATAGAGAATGGTACGAGAGAGAGTGGGGAAAAGCAGCATTTATGTGTAATGTTATTAATGATAGAACTTTAAAAGACAAACCAGATGGTATAATTCCTCATCAAGACAAATATGATTTATCAATGCCTCCATTGTTCACACAATTTGGAGCAGTAATATACTTAAATACTCCAGAGGAATGTGCAGGTGGTACAAATCTCTGGAGTTTTGATGGTCAGATGTCCTTACCTAGGAAAGGACCTACAGCTATAGAACCACCTTCATATGATCAAGATGCAATGACTCAGGAAGAAATATTTGATCACATTCATTGGTCATTATTTAATAATGATAGATGGAAGGTTGAACATAAGTTTGAAATGGTGTATAATAGAATGGCATTGTATGAGTCACGAGTATTGCATAGTCAAAATGTAGATCTTGGTATGTTTACCGAATATGATCGCATAAATCAGGTTCTTTTTATGTAACTATATAAACCATGAGATCCAAAGCATTTTTTATTAATGGTGGAGCAGGTAGAGTCATCTGTTCTATCCCTGCACTTGAAAAGTATGCAGAGAACCATGACGATTTTGTAATCGTAGCAGAAGGTGGTATGAACTTCTTCAAAGGTCATCCTGTCTTACATAAACACGCATATGATTATTGGCATAAAGGTTTGTTCGAGGACAAACTTAAGATGCGTGACTGTGTTACTCCAGAACCATATAGAATGTGGCATTACTACAATCAGAAGTGTAGTCTTGCACAGGCATATGATATGGAAATCAACGGTTTAGATGAACCTAGAGAACTTCCTAAACCAAATATCAGAGTAACAAAAACAGAGGGTATTAAAGCACTCAACACATTAGAACAAATAAAAAATACGACAGGAAAAGAGAAGGCAATAGTTATACAACCATTTGGTAGAGGTGTAGTAAATACAGATGGATATATTTTTGATCCAACCTCTCGAAGTTTTAATTTATCAGATATATCTACAATAATTAATGACTTAAAGAAAGATTATACTGTCTTGATTATGAGTGAGTTCCAATTCGATACAGGAGAAAGTAAGCATCCACATGCTATACCACAAGTTCCAGACATCAGATTATGGGCAGGTATAATACAGTGTGCAGATCATTTCCTAGGTTGTGATAGTGTTGGTCAACATATTGCTAGAGCAATGGACACGACTGCAACCGTTGTAACTGGATCTACATTCCCAATCAACATAACATATCCAAATGTAAACTCATTTGATCTCTTTGATATGGGTGAAGGTATTAGAACCTATTCACCTTTGCGTATGACTGAAGAAGACATGCAAGACATGGCTAATGATGAGTGTATGACCATGACAAAGGATGATGTTAAGAAAGTAATTGATAGTTGTAGAAAAAGATTAGGAAAATCAACTACTCGTAAGATAGTAAAGCAAGAACCAAAAGAAGAAAAAGAATCATGTTGTGACGATCCTTATTGTCCAACAAGCACAGTAAAAACTCCAACCAAAGGTTTTAAACAGTAATGTCAGAATGGATTGCAGCAGTCTCTAGAGGACACAATGCTAGTGTAGCACTACTAAAAGATGGTGAAGTTGTATTTAATATAGAAGAGGAGAGACTCACCAGAGTAAAGTATGATGGTGCACCATTAGCATGTATCACTAAGATAAAAGAATACACAGATAAGTTAGACTATCTTATCTTAGTACACACTACAAGATTAGATCAGCATAATTTTAAGATGGATTATTGTGGTGATGATCCTTACTTTGGTCTTGCTAGAAAGATGGGTTTGGTTGATAAACCTAGAGACATTGAGTTTGGAGAGTTGCCTGATAATGTTATTGACATGGGAGACAATCATCATAGATGTCATGTTGCAACAGCATTTTATAACTCAGGATTTGATAAGGCAGTAGGTGTTGTAGTAGATGGTGCAGGTTCATGGGTTAAGTTTGGTAGTAAAGAAAAATTTATGGAGGATTATTGGGAGACAGAAACAATATTTGATTGTGGATACCCAGATATATTTGACACAAAATACAAACACATAGGAACTAAATTTGCTGCACCTGTCTGTTACTATAATAGATTTGATAGTGCATTCTGGGATGGTTATGGTCAAGGAATAAGATATGAGTCACAGAAGAATGAATACCATGAACTGTATGCTACACCAGGTGCAGGTATAGTAAAATGTTATGAAGCAGTGACTGAGTATTGTGGATTCCCTGCTATTGAAGCAGGAAAAGTCATGGGATTATCTCCTTATGGAAAAGATCCAGAGTATCTACCACCATTTTTTAAACAATTTGGTGTTGCTCCAATGATGTCAGCAAGTAGAGATGTATTCACTCCTTACTATCCTAATGGTGCTATCTTTAATATGCATATGTTACCAGAAGTATTAGATATAGGAGATGAAAATGAGAACAATCCTAAGTTATATAATTGCCAGAATAGAAAAGATGCTGCGTGGAAGATACAAAAAGAAACTCAAGAACAAGTCCTAGAATTAATTCGTAAGGCAGTTAGAGATACTGGACATAAAAATGTAGTGTTGACTGGTGGATATGGACTGAATTGTGTTGCAAACTATTGGTTTTTAGAACAATTAAAGGATGAGAACATATGTTTGTATGTCGAACCAGTTAGTAATGATTGTGGTACAGCACTAGGTGGAGCGTTGTTATGGCATCATAGGGTCAATCAAGACACTAGGAAACGAAAACCAATTAAAGACCTTTACTTAGGTCCCAAATATGATTACACTAATAAGGAGATTGAAATGACTAGCGAAAAATATAATGCACAAGTAGCAGAAGCAACACATGAAACTGTTGTAGATCTAATAAAGAATAAAAATATTGTTGCATTATTTCAAGGTAGATCAGAAGCAGGTCCTAGAGCATTGGGCAATCGTTCTTTTTTATATGATCCTACAGATCCTAATGGAAAAGATCATGTTAACTCTGTCAAAAAGAGAGAGTTCTTTAGACCATTTGCAGGTACAATACTAAAAGAACATGTGCATGAGTGGTTTGACCTTCGTGGTATGGATGAGACACCATTCATGATGTATGCAGTTAACTGTCAACCAGGTATAGAAGAGAAGATACCTGCTATTATTCATGTTGATAAAACATGTAGGATACAAACTGTAACAGAAGAACAAAATAAACATTACTATGATATTATTAAAGCATGGTATGATGCTACTGGTTGTCCTATCATATTCAATACATCATTCAACTTAGGTGGTGAACCATTGGTTGAGACACTTGATGATGCAATCCGCACAATAACTACAAGTGATGTTGAATATCTATATCTTCCAGAGTATAATAAAATTATTATTTCTAAGAATGAAAACCAACTACCTTGATATGAATAACCCTTTGAGTCCAGTAAAAATGGTAAGAGAATCTTACTCTAAATGGTTACAAAAAAATGTAACAGAAGTACAGGTGCAATTTGAAGAGGAAGAACCTACATGGATACCTTATGATACTCTACTAGCAATTATGAATAGAATTGAAGCATGAAATTAACACAAGAAATTATTGACCAGATACAGGAGGCAATGCTTCATACTAAAAAGAATGGTGATATTAATTGGGAAGATAGTGATGAGATACAAGTTCAATTAGCAGGGACTTGGGCAGCAGATAAGTTTATTGTGATAAAGAATGTTACTAAGAGTAGCACATCACTTCATAACTTTAAAAGTAAATGAAAACTATCTTTGTTAATGGTACATTTGATTTACTTCATCCTGGTCATGTATCGTTACTTACATGGGCAAAAAGTCTTGGAGATTACCTTGTAGTTGGTATTGATACTGATGACAGAGTAAAAGAAAAGAAAGGATCTAGTCGTCCCATATATAATCAAACTGACAGAGGACTCATGTTAGTTTCTATGTCAGCAGTTGATGAAGTCAGGTATTTTGATAGCGATGAGTCGTTAGAAAACTTGGTAAAAGAAGTAAAACCTGATATAATAGTAGTAGGTTCTGATTGGAAAGGTAAAACTATTATCGGATCTTATTATGCTGCCGAACTTAAATTTTTTGATCGTATAGAAGAGTATGCAACTACAAAGACAATACAATGTATTATTGATAGGGGATAGCTGCACTGATGAATGGGCATACGGATCTTGTGATCGTCTAAGTCCAGAAGCACCTATACCAGTCATGAAATTTAGGGAGCATCAAAGTGCACCTGGCATGGCAGCAAATGTATATGAAAATTTAAAATCTCTTGGAATAGAAGTAAATTTTCTAACCAATAGAGAAAAGATAGTAAAGACAAGATATGTAGATGATAAATCTAATCAACAGATCATGAGATTAGATACAGAACCTGATGTAAAACCATTACATCCATCTCAATTAACTATGGCAGCAGCACATAGTCAGTATGATGCTGTTGTTATATCTGATTATGATAAAGGATTTGTAGGATATGACATCATAGATTTGTTAGCAAGACAAAATCCTAACATAAAAATTTTCATCGACACTAAGAAAAAGAAGTTACCTACACAATACAGTAATATAATTTACAAAATTAATAAGAGAGAGTTTGAATTATTAGATCCTAACCATATACCTAGAGGAGAAAATATGATTGTTACTCATGGTGCTAATGGTGCACTGTGGGATCACAAAACATTTCCTGTTCCTATCACTAGAGTATTCGATGTGACAGGTGCAGGTGACACATTCTTAGCAGCATTAGTATTCTATTATATACAATTGCCATCACTTGATGAGTGTATTAATTTTGCAAATAGATGTGCAGCAATTGCAGTCCAGAATCCTGGCACATATACATTGACAATGGAGGATGTAGATGGAATCATTAAACCCTAGGGTATTAGGATATCATACATCACATAATGCATCTATCGCTGTTGTAGAAGATGGAAAGATAAGTTGGGGAATAGAAGAAGAAAGAATTAGTCGTAAAAAACATGATCAAGTTCCTGCTCTAGCAATCACTAATTATATTAATAAAAATATTGATATCGCATTACATTCCTCACTGATACATCCAGATCAGATAGACAATATTAATTATGTAATGAAAGTATGTCAAAGTTTAATTACTAAAGCAACTAGCAAACAAATACAACCAAAGAAAACAATATTTGTTGATGAGCAAGGTGAGATGTCTGGTTGGTTTAAACGACCACCAGAACCTGAGTTCGTTGACTGTAGTGAGAACCATCATTTATATCATGCTGCATTAGGATTTTACAACTCAGGATTTGAAGAGGCAGCAGTGTTAGTTGTTGATGGTGCAGGTGCATGGGTAAATAAATCTGGTCATGAAGTAGAAACAATATACAAAGCATCTTATCCTTGTAATTTTGAAAAGATATCTCAATCAGCAGCTCCTTGGCATACCTTAATGGACACACATGAGATTGAAAGTCCTGCTTATGGTATTGGATTTGTTTACTCTGCAGTAAGTGCTTTCCTTGGGTTTGGTACTCTAGAATGTGGTACACTTATGGGACTGTCAACATATGGTGAGGAAGATCCTAACATAAAACCTTTTGTTGTTGATGGAAAGATTGATGAGTCATTGTTCACAAGATATGTGCATGGTATAAAACTAAATCCATATCCTTACATTCAAGATAGAGAAGGATGGTGTGATGTAGTTAATAAAAAATCTGTAGATCTTTCTAAACATAAACATCTAGTTAATCTTGCATGGAGATGTCAAAAAGATTTTGAAACTTATATGATTAATAAAATTAAAGAAACATTAGAAGTTAGTAATAATATAATAATAACAGGAGGTTGTGCATTGAATTGTGTAGCAAATTATGAATACTTGAAACATCTACCAAAAGATGCTAAACTATATGTTGAACCAAATTCTAGTGACGCAGGAATTTCTATGGGAATGGCAATGTATTGTTGGAGAGATATCACTCAATCAAAAGAGATATTTCCTCTTAAAAATCTTTACTTAGGACCTGAAGAGAATGAGATATTGTATTGATATAGACTCAACAATCTGTACACCTGGCAAGTGTGGAACTTGTAGGTATGAGGGTTCTACACCCATGCAAAGTAGAATAGATAAGATTAATAATCTTTATGATGAGGGTCACTATATAATATACTTTACTGCTCGTGCTATGGGAAGGTCTAGTGCTTTACCACATGAGGAGGCAAAGAAAAAGGCAGAAGATTTATTCAAACCTCTTACTGAAGCACAACTAAAGATGTGGGGATGTAAGTATCATGAATTGATTATGGGTAAACCACATGCTGACATCTTTATAGATGACAAAGCAATGAATAGTGAGGATTATTTTGAAAAAACAACCTAAATTCGTACACAAAGGTTGGGGATATGAGAAGTGGATTGCAAACTCCTCAGAATATTGTGGTAAGTTATTGTTTATAAAAAAGAATCATAGATGTTCATGGCACTATCATACATTGAAAGATGAGACTTTCTATCTACAATCAGGAAAGATTCAACTATCATATAGCACAGAAGACGATAGAGATAAAGCAAATACAATAACACTAGAACCTGGCGATGCATTCCATTGTACTAGAGGAACTAGGCATCAAATGTTAGCACTAGAAGATGCAGAACTATTTGAATTTTCTACTGAACATTTTGATTCAGATTCAAACAGAGTTATACCTGGCGACTAATGGATATAAGAAATAAAGTAGAAGTAATTGACAACTTCATTCCTAAAGCATATCAAGATATGATACACCAAGTTTTAATGGGAGATGAAGAGTTTGAAGTTGAAGATAAAAATGATCGAGGATTTCCTTGGTATTATACTGAAGATATAACAGCAGCAGGTTCTTCAGAGAGTCAACATAGAGCTGGTTTTAGTCATCAATATGTTTCATTTTATGATGATGATGATGATGCATTACCAGAACCATTCATAGAGAGTGAGTATCATAGATTATTTGTACCTATGTTAAGAAGGGTATGCCAACATTTAGATATAAAGGGAATGAATGTAATACAAGGAAGATCTTTCTTACAACTACCTTTAGGATTAAGAAGCACAACTCCTGACCTACCACACATAGATATGAATGATAAAGAACATCTTGTAGCACTATATTATGTTTGTGATAGTGAGGGAGATACTATTATATACAACGAAAGAAAAAAGAGTCTTAATTATACAGTTAAAGAAAAAGTAACACCAGTGAAAGGTAGAATAGTTCTTTTTGATGGTACATTATATCATACAGCAGAACAACCTAAGTATAGAAGTAGATGCGTAGCAAATTATAATTTAGATTACTAGAGCTTGACCTGGTAAATTTAATCTCTCAATATATTCTTTAACTGTTAAGAAATTATAATCTTTTAACCAATCCATATCTGCTATGGTATAATATTGATACTTACCCTTAAGATGAGGAGGAAATGGTATTGGAACAAGTGACGACCCAGTTTTTAGTGAAACTAATCGAGCTACAGTGTCAATTGATGTTGGCTGCCCTGTGCCAAGATCGAATATGCCAGAACCCGCAGTGTTTTGTAAAACTATCTTCACCAGATCTCCCACCCATACATAGTCCCTCAGAACCTCATCAGATCCCTCGAAGGGATGCACCTGTTGAGTCGCACGAGCCTGCCACCAGAACTGAGACACTAAACTCGCCATCAAACCCTTAGACTCTTCACCAGATCCATAGACATTAAAGTATCTGAACCCTTGTATGTGTTCAAACTCATCTATGTTATCCATAACCCAGTAGTCAACTGTAATTTTAGATAGAGCATAATAATTTAATGGATTTATTTTATCTTTTTGTGTACCATATACTGATGCTGAACTAGCATACTTGACTGGGATCTTATGTTTGATTGCTTTTTTAAATAATTCTATAGAAAATACAATATTATATTTGTAGATAGCATCAATATTAATATTAGTTGTGGATGATAGTGCACCCTGATGTATTATCATGGATACTTTATCCCATTCGTTAAAATTTTGTATAAAATTAAAACAATTATCTATATTAACTTCGATCAAACCATCGTATGAACACACTGTTTGAAAGTGCTTCCCAATGAATCCATCAGATCCTGTGAGGATAATCATGCTATATTCTTTACTTTATATATTATAGCATAGATAAATACTAAAAAAAGTGCTTAGAGCCGTGATAGGAAGACTTTCATCGTTAAAAACTACATTTCAACTGGGTACAGTATCTAATACCTTATTATATACTGCTACCGATTTGATTACATTAACTGTCTCGGCAGCAAACCAGACAGAGGATAAACTAACTCATTCAGTTTCCATATCAGGTGACAGTGGTATTAGGAACGCAATAATTAAGACAGGTGGTAGTGGATATGTTGATGACACCAACGCATCACCTACTGGAGGTAATGGATCAGGAGCAGTCGTTGCTTATACAACAACAGGTGGAGTAGTAACAGGTTTAGATTTTGTATCAGATGGTGCTGAGTATTTGGTGGGTGATATTCTTACCCTTACTAACCCTAATGCAGGTGGTGTTACATCTATTGGTGGTCTTATTGAGGATTCTCAGACAGGAAAGACAGGTGGTAGTGGGTATTCCCCAGAAGGATATGTCTATGGTGTTGCTACAACTGCAGAGACTGGAACTGGAACAGGGTTAACGGTTGACATATATGTTGATGGAAATAACGAGATAACTTCTGCGGTGCTTAAAGATCAAGGCCAGGATTATGAAGCAGGAGATATCATTGAAATAACAGGTGCTAATGGTGCTGATGCAAAGTTTGCTGTATCTACAGTTCATGGTAACGGTGCTACATTAGAAGTAACTGAAGTCTATGCTAATTCTGACTCAGACTACCTAGCATACGGTATACCATTAGAAGTTGGTGGTAATGCACTGTATGAGAACATCACATTAAAGAAAGGTGATACAGTTTATGTCTCTTCATCTGAACCAGGCGTTAGTTTCGTAGCGATAGCATCTAAGATATATCCAAATATAAAATTAGATATACAAAATAAATTAGGTAGACAAAATGCATATATTAGTAGCACTGCTTTCCCTCAGATCAATGACAATGTAGGACTAGCAACTGCTGAATACGATGGTGTTGCAACTTTACATGTATCAAATAGAAACTCTGATAAAGGTGCAGCAGTATCATTAGGTATTGCATCAGGAAATATTGATAGTTTTACTGTTGCTGACTACTTCTTATTTGGATTAAGACTTAAACCATTACAAGATTTAACCATTGACAACATTGGTATTGCTAGTGGTCAAACTCTAGTTACAAGAGCATCACAAACTGATGTGGCATTTGCTGCATACACAGAACCAACTATTGATGGAGCTAGTGGTGTCGGTACTGATGGTGATGTTAATACATCAGGTATTATAACTGCTGCTCAGTTCATTGGAGATGGTTCTGGACTAACTGGTGTTACTGCAGCAGGTTTTGGTGTCAGTATTACTGACAATGGTAGTAACATAGGTGTTGCTGCTACTATAAACTTTGGAACATTCTTAGAAGTCACTCCTCTCTCTGCAGGTATTGCTACTGTTAATGTACCAAACCTAGTAGGAACAGCACAGACTGCACAAGTTGCTAATAGTCTTGCTGTAGGTGTTGCTGTTACTCTTGCAACTAAAGCAACTAATGCTGACTATGCATCAGTAGCAGCGATAGCAGGAGTTTCATCAGCATGCTCAGGTAATGCAGAGACAGCTAGTGTTGCATCTGGTATTACAAGTGATTTTGATATCATTACAAACAATCCAATCACAACATTTGATTTCTTCATAGGTGATGGTTCAAAACTAACAAATGTTACTGCAGTAGGAACAGGTATTGAGATAAAGAATAATGGATCTACTGTAGGAACTGCATCAACAGTAGACTTTGGTTTAAGTTTAGATGTTAGTGCCATATCAAATGGTATTAGTACAATATCAGTACAGAAAGTTCCTCATGCTGACATCTGTGGTGTTGCTAGTTACTCTGACAAGTGTGGTGTTGCTACCTTTGCAACCAACGCAGGGATCGCTTCTAATGCCCTTAATGCTAACTTTGCTGCTGCTTCATCGTTCTCTACCTTAACAGGTGCTGCAGAGACTTCTAAGAGTCTTTACACTGAGTACCAAGCACCATTTAAACCACTACCAACAACCATAGGTAACAAGACTGCAAACCATAGATATCTTGGCATCGGATCTGATAGATCAGTCAATGTCCAAGGTTATGAATCACCTTACTTAAGGTTTGAAGTTGGTCAAACATATAGATTTACAAATACAAACAACAGCACCTATCCTCTTAGATTCTACTACAATGCTGCAGGAACTGGAGTTGGATATGGTACTACAAGTCCAGTAGAGATGACTCAGGGTGTTACTGAGACTGGATCATATACAGAAATATCAGTTACTGAAGAGACACCTCAGTTATTCTACTATGGTATGGGTGTTGGATCTACTATGGGTAGCATGGGTAACTCTGTGCAGGTATTCAATTATGAATTCCATAAGTGTCTTAAAGTAGGAGAATATAAAAACCTAGCAGGACTTAAAACATGTACTCATACTCAAATGTTTGAGGGTCGTGCTACTGCATGGTACATGAACACAAACTTAGGTGTAGGTAACAGTGACTATGTACCTGGCGATAGATCACACAATGTTAGTTCTATTGAACAGCAATCCACAGGTGTCTACCAAGTAAACTTTGCTGATGCAATGAATGATGAAAACTATGCAGTGATGATTGATGGTAGAGGAACTACCAATTTTCCTGGCGGTATAGTAAGAGCAACAGTATATGATAGAACCGTGACAGGATTTGGTGTAACGATTTACAACAGCATACCTGCAGTAGAAGATCTAAGGGATATCAACATAGCTGTGTTCGGAGGTCAAGACGGAGAACCTACATTCCTCTAAATAATATTTTACCTGTGCTATAATGAATCCAATGGGAGGATGTGCCACCTGTGGCGAACAGTCTGTGCCTGAGACTGAGATACGAGTCCCTGATGTATCTAATTTTTTAAATGATAACATGTTTATAGTATATTCAATGAATGGATGTCCATATTGCGAGAAAGTAAAAGAGTTAATGAGGTTGACAAAACAACAGTATGTGGTGTATACTTTAGATCAGCACTTCACTATAGAAAACTTTGAAGAAGAGTTTGATACAAGAATCTTTCCTCAAATTGTTGTCGATAATAAGACAACAAGTGAAAGAAACCATATAGGTGGTGCTGCTGAGCTTGCTCAGTATTTTAAGGAGAATCTCTCTTCCTAAATAAAATCAATTACTGGAGATAATGGTGCTAGCTCTATCATTAACTTTTGGCACATTCCTACTCATAGGAACAGCAATCGTATCAGGTATGATTGGTTGGGTGCTTAGAGAATACATGTTCTATCATCATGATCGACCTAATGGAGGGATGCCAACGCACCCAGAGATGTATGATGAAGATGGGAATCTTATCCCAACTGATCTCATTGCTCTCAGATTCGATCCTACATTAACTGAGGATGACGAAGAAGACTAACTATTGAATTTACTATGGCAAAATTACCACCGAAACCAACGGTCGCAGAAATCCTAGACGCTGTTCATAAAGCAAAAACAAAAGCAAAGAAGATAGAGGTACTACGAGAGTATGACTCTAAAGCATTAAGGTACTGTCTCATCTGGAACTATGATGAGAGTCTTAAGAGTGCCTTACCAGATGGTGATGTCCCTTACACACCTAACGATGCTCCAACTCCAGAAGCACAAAGCAAACTTGCATCTGAGTACAGAACATTGTATAATTTTATTGTAGGAGGAAACTTCGATATCAATAACACTCGAAGAGAGGTATTGTTTATCCAACTCCTTGAGTCACTTCATGCTGAAGAAGCAGAAGTATTATGTTTAGTAAAGGACAAAAAACTTGCCAAAAAATACAAAATCAGTTTCCCAGTCGTTAAAGAAGCCTACCCCGACATCAGGTGGGGGAACAGGGTCTAAAGTGTGGACTGCTGAAGATAAAAAAGAAGCAAAAGAAGTGTATTCACTAGTGATACATGAAGCTGATTGCACCAAAGAAAAAGCAGAGGATAAAAGTCTTCCTACAACTGCATATCTTGTTGAATATACAGTTGACAACTCCGAGAAGTTACACTATGATATAACTATCGCAGGAAGAAAAGTTGATATATTTAATTTCTATTATGACAAACTGAAAAAAGGTCTAAAAGATATTAAGTATGCAGGAGGAACAAGAAATCCAACTCTTTGGAACAACAGTCCTACCCCTGCTAAAACTCGCAAAAAGAAATGAGTGACATTAACTTTAATAGACATCGTGTGTTCAGAGAAACAGACGATGTTATTTTTTATGATATATCAGTAGAGGAATCAAATGCAGCAGACTTAGTTGTTCATGAAGGTGCTGCAATATCACCTCCACCTGATTGTGTAGGAGGTAAACAGTTCTATATTCATAGTTTTCAAGATGATTGTAATAGAGTGGTACAGGGAGAAAGAACCTTTGAGTTAATCAATAGAGACTGGAAGAATCAATATCATATAGTACACCTCAACAGATACAGTGGTGCGTTAGTTATACCACGCAACACATTCCATAGGTCAGTGTCAGGTGAGGGTGGATCAATAGTAATCAATCAAGCAACGAGGTACGATGGGTTCGATCCTCATGCTGAGTTCTATCCAGTATCCACAGCAGAGAACAGAGAGTTATATAATATACTAAGAAATGTAGTTCCCGTAATTCACACAGTGGGAGAATGAAAGCACTCATCACAGGACACAAAGGTTTCATAGGATCATTTCTATATGATCATCTTACATATCAATTTGGTGATACTATAGATGGTCTTGATTTCCCTGATGATATTGGAGATTTTAAGACAGATAAAATATATGACATTGTAATACATCTTGCTGCATTTGCTGCAATTAGAGACAGTATAGATAATCCAGATAAGTTTTGGGAAAACAATGTCGAAAAAAGTAGACCAATATTCGATTATTGTAGAAACAATAATGTTCGACTACTTTATGCTAGTACCGCACAAGTTGAGGAGTGGTGGCAGAATCCATATGGTATTACAAAGAAAGTAAACGAGTTCATGGCTCCACCTAACAGTGTAGGTATGAGATTTCAAACTGTTTATGGTGAGAACAGCAGACCAGACATGCTGTATAGAATGTTAGAAGACAAGACTGCTAAGTACATAACCAACCATAGAAGAGACTGGATTCATGTTAAGGATGTAGTTAGAGCAATATGTTACCTCATTCCTAGCACATATACAGGTACGGTTGATGTAGGCACAGGATTGACAGTATCAGTGAAGGAATTGGCAGAGAAATTTGGTCAAGGTGACCTACCTGTGAAGGCAGACACACCAGGCGAGAGAGACATCACATGTGCTGACACCACTACGATGAGAGAGTTAGGTTGGTTTCCAACCATTGAAATTCTATAGTCAGGGGAAAATCAACTTTTTGTTTACAAAAAAGGGCAAAAAAAATTCGCCAAATTTTTTGACCGTACAGGATTTTTGAAAAAGTAACAATTACGACATAGTTGCAATATAAATAATAATGTGTTAGAATACACACATCGTTCATCCATAGATGATAGAAGCAGTCCTACTGGCATCGCTCCTTGCTGAACATAACCCTTCCCATTGGGAAATGACCTGTTCAGAATGGAACAATAATAGGATCGAGATACTTAGCGATAAGGATCTTGGATCTGATGCACAGGAGTACCTAATAGATTATTTTCTGACCAAAGTGTCAGGAGACTGTGATGCTTACATCATCGGACGCAAGTAAGCCGACTCGGAACGGGTTCGTTCATCTTTATGTACCAAATTCTTCTTAGTCTAATAACGATTGGAGCACCACTTGATTGTGAGCATGCTGCCGAATTATTAGACATAGCAGCAAACAATCCTGATAAATCTGAGCAATTGGAAATAACAAGGGTTGTGGTAGCACATACTAATCCTATGTGTTTTAAAGACGCAAAAGCCGACTGAAGGAACGGGGATTAATCCACCCTACTACTTTAGGAGCAAACCAATGGCAAAAGTCACTTATCGTGGTGTCGTCTATGACACAGACACTAAGAAAGCTACAGCAAAGAAAAAGGTCGATCTCACATACCGTGGTATCGTTCATACTGCAAAGTGATTGCAACTTTAGAGATAATGGCAGCATCTGCTGTCTTTCTCACAATCATTTACGCTGAAGCTAGAATATTATACGGAAGGGGTTGAACCCCTTCTTTTTTTATGTTATACTATTTGAAATAGGAATTTTTTATGTTACACATGAGAGAACAAATGCTGAGAGCATTACTAGCACATGCTCAAGGCGATATTGCCAAACATAAGGCAAATGTCGAAATTTATCTAGAACACCCTGCAGGTGTTGGTGAACATACTGATATATTAGAGTCTATTGAAAAGGAATTAGACATAATAGCAAAATATCAAGATCAAATTGATATTATCAACAAATATTTTAGATCACCTTCTGATAAAACCTTAAATGGATAAGGGTAAATTAAAACTAATTGTACAGAACCTTAAATCTCTGATTGAATTATTAGAATCAGAGGTTTATTCTGAACCAGAGTCTTATTTGGAAGGTCAACAGAATTTGCCAGTTGATGATTATGATGAAATTTGGGAGGACGATGATGGATATCCAGACTGACGCATTTTACCATAAAAGAGCGTTTATACTCAAAACCCTCCTTGCTAAATACAGTAAAAGTACCTATCCAAATGCTTCATTTTATAAATGTGCAGATGAATGGATAGCAAGAAACGAATCATATCCTGGCGGATTATACGGATTTTACAAGGACTACTATGCAAAAGAAGACTATCAAATTGGTAAAAGAAGCACTTAAAAACCCTCATCTTTACTCAGAAGCAGAAATGACTTACATGAGAAAAGCAAAAAAAGAACTTAAAAACCAATTAAAAGCACAAAAATTATCTGAACTTAAAAACTCTAAATAGGAGTACACATTACTTTACAATGCCAACATACCCTGTAATTAACTTAAAGACAAAAGAAGAGAAAGAACTCTCTATGTCTATGAAAGAATACGATCAGTGGAGAAAGGATAATCCAGATTGGGACAAAGATTGGTCAAAAGGTATCGGTGGAACTGCCGAAGTAGGAGATTGGCGAAATAAATTAGATGGTGGATGGAATGAGGTACTCGATAGAGTTGGGAAACAATCCCCTCGTTCTAATGTCAAAAAGTTTAACAACTATTAACTAAATGCCAAGAAAAAGAAAAGCTGCTGCTGCAGTAGGAATTGGACTAAGTGCTAAACAGATGAGGAGAAAGAAACCCATCAGTAGCGACTATTTGGTAGATATAGTTCCTATTACAGAAAATCAGAAAAAGTTTTTTGCTTACTATGGCGAAGGTAAGCACATATTTACATATGGTGCTGCAGGTACAGGAAAGACATTTATAACCCTCTATAATGCACTTAAAGAGGTATTAGATGACAGTACACCTTATAATAAAATATACATGGTCAGGAGTCTTGTAAGCACTCGTGAGATAGGTTTCCTACCTGGTGATCATGAAGATAAATCAGCATTGTATCAGATACCATATAAGAATATGGTAAAGTATATGTTTGAGATGTCTACTGATGCTGAATTTGAGATGTTATATGGAAATTTAAAGACTCAGGAGACAATATCCTTCTGGAGCACCTCATTTATAAGGGGTACAACACTTGATAATGCAATTGTTATAGTTGATGAATGCCAAAACTTGAATTTTCACGAATTAGATAGTATAATAACAAGAGTTGGAGAAGATAC